AACTATCAATAATATTGCACAGTTCGGTATTCTTGATATAGTTTTTATAATCAAGACCATAAATACTCAACATATGACAAGAGAACTGACTAACCAATGTTCCATGATTCCAATAATAGTTATTACCATTATCGTCATCCTTAGTGATGAACTCCTTTTTGTAGAATTCAACAATAGAATTGTACTCATTGGTATTATTAAAATAATCCTTAATCTTTGTTGATAGAATCTTCTTGAACCAAGTATTGAAGTCAATCAGATTGTATCCTTCATTTGTCATTTTTGCTACAAAGTTGCTCTTGATAGCATAAATCTTTACATCTCCAAAGAGTCCCCTGATTCTATCATTATTAAATAGTGATGTGATCTTATTGATCTTGGGAAATTCTGGTGTGCTTTGATAACGCAAAATAGGAACATAAATGATAGAATCACTATCATTAAAGTCATCCAGTTCATCAGTTGTCAGAGTCTTGAGATTAAGAGCATCATTGTATTCGACACTAAGTTTGCCACTCTTTTTTGACTCTCCCACAATAAAGAATACATCTTGATCGCTAACACTACCCTTAGAACCTCTAAGTCCAGCCTTTCGGGGAGAATTGCTCTTAATCAAGTCTTTATAGTCGCTGACTTTGAGAATGTTGTGACTACCAACATCTTCAATAAGTTTGTCAAAACCCTCATTAGACTTTGAAATATCCTTGCTGTCAATCATTAGATACGCAAAACAATCCTTCTCGTTACAATAACGAGTCACAATCTTCTTGGCGGTTTCTTCGCTCTTAACATCGCATACGAAGAAACTAAGAGGCCCAGTTTTACGCTGACTACTATAGTAGTATTCACCCTTGCCTGTAAGAGTATTATGGTGAAGATGATTGGTCATATAAACCATGCGACGAGAACGATAGCCAGAGGTTCTGTAATTAAAAACATACAGAGCTTTTCCAGCACCAATCTTATATTCAATATCTTCGCCACTATTGATATTATGAGTCTTACCATTACTATCAGTCCATGAAGCACCCACGCCCCATCCACCAGCAAGATCATTCAACTGGTAATATGTACTGATCGCTTCGATTCTGGTCTTTGCAGCAGCAATTTTCTTACTAAATTCTTCCTTCATCTCCAGATAAATACCCTGAGTCTTATCACGAAGGGCTTTAATAACTGCCTTAGTATACTGCAATCCTTCACGGGAAACATCCATTTCAAGTTCCCCGATACCAAAGTCCAGTTCAAGATAAAGATTTTGGTTAAGAATTTCTGTCACAAAACTCTTCCAACTATCAATATCTGCCTTGCCGAAAGCCCTATTCCACTTAGCAATATGCTCAGGTTGATCGGCTTTTTGTTCGCCAACAAGTTGAGAAGCAACAACAGGGTACGCAATATTGCCCATAAGAGCAACAATGCCGCTATCAATATGATGATATGTACTGGGATAATGAGTATTATCATTAGCAAGTCGGCAGACTCTCCAGCCCTCACCGCTAATCACAATGTTCTTATTGCTATAAGCATGATCCTTGAGAGAAGTAATAACTCCACCCTCAATAATTGGCTTCATCTTAAAGTAATGGAAGATACGAATAGCCTTTTGACTAAACTCAGTAAAATCATACTGTTTAACGGCGAAACTAATTTCAAGACCATTAGGCTCGTCAGTATCACTCACATTAAACAGATTAAGTGTAGGCACACCATTATCGTCAATAGCAGCGATATAGGTGTACTTTTGACCATCATAATAAGAACTGGTGGTAAAACTCTTGGTATAAGCAAAAGGACTCTTAGACCCTAGACCAAGACAACCAACAAAATCATTACTATCATTCTTGTTGGATGCACCATAAGTTGTATACAGACTCTCCATATCCTCCTGACTAAGACCAGTACCATAGTCACGCACAATAAAATTAGGATTAGCCGCAGTAGGCAGCGTTACCTTAAAAGGATTCTTATTGCCAGCACTAATATGACTATCATAAGCATTAGTAGACAGTTCACGAATAACTGCCATTACCTTGTCGGAATAAAGAGAGTCCGACAGAATCTTAAACATCTTACTGGTTTGGGCAATCGTAAAACCCGACGCACTCTGAACACCAGCACTATGAGTCTCAATAACACGGTCTGCCAACTTCATTGTTTTTCTCCAAATATCCTGTGAATCGTTCCTGTGATGCCACCATCATACCATGACAGTATCGGTTGTCAAGTCCCCTTCTCTTTAGATTGTATCGCCAGCCATCCTAAATATGCTGTAAGGAGTCCAAAAAATCGTAAAAAATTTACTGGTAAGAAAAACCAATAAATTCCAATTCCTATGCTTAATAGTCCCATAATCCATATAATAAATCTTGGAATATAAATTGATTTACTTAGTAGCCATGTTGCTGGCCCTAACAATATTACGAACAATAGCATTAAAGTAACCAACAATGCTAAACTAGCCATTAACTTTCATCCTGACCATTACTCCATTCATCATCATTTTCTTCTTCGTCATCATCATATTCACTATCGTTTTTGTATGAAAAATTACGATCTTCATAAGGAGTCCAATCTTCTTCATCGTCTAATTCTTCTTGGTTTTCATCTGCTTCTTCTATAAATACTGTGATAGTATTTAAAATATCAAATAATTTAACTAGAGTATCATCCATAGATCGTATTTTACTTTCTATATTTCGTATACTCTTTTTTAGATCAATAATTTCTTTGACAACTTCCTTTGAGATTTGGCTATCTATACTATGAAGTTCTTTATTTTGTTTATTTATTTCTCTAATAATATCGTTAAATTCTTTTGACATAATAATCTCTCCTTTATACTAAAGGAATACACCATCTAATCCAACCAAAAGCCGTTACTACAACGACACTGATACTTATTACAATAGTCGCATTTTGGCCCAGGTTTACCGAATCCCCAAGCATTAGCATCACGATCAAAACTCTCAGGCCCGGTATCAATACAAACTAATTTAGCCTTATTTTTTCGCTTAATATAACCCACATTCCAATAATGACAATCCCAAAATCTAAGACGAGTTTTATTCTCAATAGTTTCTACAAGATTCTGGATATCTTTCAGTCTCTTTTTCATAACCTTTTCATCCAGAATTTTCGCCTTTTCTGTAACATATCCCCAGTTGGTATTCATTTTATATTCTGGATAAGATTCTATTATGATGGGTAATTTACATACTTTTCCAATTACTTTTGGTGCTAAATGGTATTTGCTCAAAAGTTTTTGTTTTTCATAAGCCTTATTTGCAAATTTTTTATTACGAAACTGTTTGAATCCTAAGTTCTGATTTTCTCTTATAAGATAGAATTCAGCAGACCCGCCTTCACCAGAATGATCTAATTCAATGGTATACTTCATCTTCTTTGACCATATTACCAGTTAATTGCTCAACAACATCAATTGCAATTTTTAAATCTGGAGTTTCCAAAATCTTGATAGGACTTCTTACAAAATCAAATTTGAATGATCCATAAACAGCATAGTATGGCTCATCAATACCCATCAAGTCTGTATTAAAATATTCCTCTAGTGAATTTACTTCTTCCAAAATCGTTCCACCAGCATAGTCTGTAATATTTCGTACAGTGTAAATATTATAATGAAGAATATGAGATCGTGGATTACCTTCATTAGAACACCATCCCTTAAAGAGTCTGTTTGGATAACTTACCATACTTTTCTTGAAACTCCTTTTTGTTGCAATATAACGGGATCAAAGCATCCTGATTAGAGAATCTATTATAATGCAAAGTCAGATTATAAAAATCTCCACGATTATTAATGCTGGCCCAAGCAATATTCTGATAATCAAGATTGCGATTCATCTCGTCTACAGCAAACTGATTAGCATTATATGCTTCAATCGCCAAATCTTTTTTAGATTCTCTCAAACGACGAAGTTCATCTTTAGCATTAAGAACTGTAAATTTAGTAAGATTCCATTTACCAGTATTAATGGCGGTTTCGCAGCACTCTATGAGATAGTCTAGTGGATTAGAAACTTTATCCATAAATCACGCAAATCCGATTTTAGTTTTTTCCGCTACTGTAACTTCAATATCGTTTGCGGAAAAACTTTCTGTAGAATAAGAACGAGCGTTCCACCATCCACATTCATAACTCACGTTATTGTCACCACTAATATGAATACTAATAATAGTTCCATAAACATCATCTGCTAACTTAACTTTGCTGCCAATCTTGTATAGTTCTAGCGAATTTTTGCTCATTTGATTTCCTTGTTCTTAAAAGGTTTTGGTGTATATCTATTTTAGCGTTTGCTTTTTGAATGTCAAGAGGAACCGATTATGAATAACAAACATCATTATACCAAAGAAAATTTATCTAAAATTTGTTCAGAATCTTTTAGTTATCGTCAATGTCTACAAAAAATGAATATCGCTCCAGCAGGAGGAAACTATGCCTGTCTAAAGAAACATATTAAATTGTATAATATTGATATTTCTCATTTTACTTTACAGGGTTGGAATAAAGGTCAAAAATTAGGTCCAAAAAGATCTATTCAAGATTATCTTTCTAATAAACAAACTATACAAAGTTGGAAACTTAAAAAGAGACTAATCAAAGAACAAATTTTTGAACACAAATGCAATAACTGTAAACAAAAAACTTGGCTTAATCAACTTATTCCTATTGAACTACATCATAAAGATGGTAATAATTTAAATAATACTTTATCCAATCTTGAATTACTTTGTCCTAACTGTCATGCTTTAACTGACAACTATCGTGCAAAAAATAAATAGTGGGGCTTGTGGGAATCGAACCCACATGGATTTCTCCGAGGGATTTTCTTACTACTATAGTTTTCACTACCCTTTCGGTTTGTAGTCTGGACTTTATCTTAACCATAATTTTCATTTTAGGTTCCTGCCGTCAAGTCTCTACACCTTCATATTTCTATGCTTGGCTCGGTATTAGCAGTTAAGCCTTCACCGAATTTGACAGGTTCTACTATAAAGATTTCTCCTTATGCACTCAAATTGTATAAGTCCCTTGCGTCTGCCTATTTCGCCAAAGCCCCATATAAGTGACCGACTACAACAAGTAATGATTTGAGGTTGAATACTTTTTGTGCCTCAACCATTTAAGGGTTGTAGCCGATCACCCTTTGGTTTTTAATCAACCGTTGGCATGAGCCTTGAGGCGACGAACAACCTCTGCCATAGCCTCAACATTATCAATCGTCTTAACGGGCTTCGCACGTTCCATCTCAGGAAGTTCAATACCCTTCTTAGCAAGAGCCTCTTTGGCACGAGAATATCGTGCAGCAGTAGTTGCTACCTTCTGGCCTGTCTTAGACGCAATTTCAGCATAAGTCTTGCTGGAAAAAACTGCCTCAAGAAACTGTTCATCACTGCAACGAACACGACTCTGCTTTTCAACCATAGTAACTTCAGCCATAATCAACCTCCAAATCACTTCCAATTTTTGTCTTTGCGAGTCAGTCGCTCGACTGATCCTCTCGCATCGACTTCTTCATTGTAACATCTTGTATCGGCCTGTCAATAGGGACTCTTGAGAATTTTTTCGATCTCTGAGAAAAAAGTTTCTGTAATTCTTTAAAACTCCAAGGAGTACCGAATTGTAGACCCTCTCTTTTATTATCAACTCCTACATCAAGAGTGTAACGTCCTAACGATATATCTTCTTTGTGAAGTCTACCGTGAACATGACCATATAACATCCAACTATTACGATAACTTCTATTCCATGCCCTCATTGGATAATGACATAGTATAATTCTTTTATTACAATAGATTATTTCTTTTATTAATCCTATCGAAGAAAAATCTTTTTTACTAAAATTTTCTTCATTATCATGATTTCCAAGAATAAGATGAATATCTTGACAATGTATTTGTTTGCGATATTTTTTAGGATCGCCACCCCTATGACAAAAATCCCCTAAAAAATATAAAGTATCTTTAGGTTTAACTGTAGAATTAATACTATCAATTATAATAGAATCCATTTCTTCAGTTGTTTGAAATGGTCTATTACAATATCCTACAATATTTCTATGCCCAAAATGGGTGTCCGCAATAAAATGTATCATTAGTCCTGTATTGGAAGTAAAATTCCTAAAAGTAAATAAATCCAAAATAAAATACTACCAGTAAAAATAGCTCCTAGTATAAATCCTAATCTTATAATTGATGAATCAATACCAGTCCAATTTGCTATTCCTCCACAAACTCCAAAAATCATTTTATTAGTTTTACTTTTTGTTAAACGATCCATATATTTATACTTCTATCAAAAAGTCATTATTTACTAAATTTTCTCTACGATAAATTGATGATAATGTTTCTTTTAAAGAGTTATTTTCTTCTTCAAGAGTTTTAATTATAGACTCTGCCTGATTAAGAGCCTGACTAAGAGCCTGACTAAGACGATGTACTTTATTAATTAGTTCATCAGTAACATAATTTTTCATTATCATAAATAGCCTCCTAATTTATTATGAGACTATCCTATATACACCCATTTATAAATGAGGACAAGTCTTTTAATTGCTCTTTATTGAGAATAATTTGATCAGAATATGGTTCACCATTTACCAGAATCCGATAAATGTAGCGTAATTTCTGCCAAAACGACATTCTATAACCATAGGATGATATACTTTCATATATTGAAAGTTCAGTAAAATCATATTCATGGTCATACTCTAAAACTAAAACCTCATTCTTACAATCGCAAAGCATGAACAAAGTTTTATTTTTTTCGAATTTTACCATGCTTAGTATTTTTGCTTTTTCTGAATATTCTTTCATAGTTTTCATCCCATGTTTTTTGGTCTACTGATTTTGGCCTTCTTTTAGATCCTTTTCCATTTTCGCTCATAATCAATCCTCCAGAACAAAACTCCAATATCTACTATCATCTTTCTTTTGCAAAGCATCCCAGTAAATTGAACGGGCAATATAAGATGGGATCTTGTGCTTACCACAATTTACCATCCAATGACGTTCCATCTTTTTATACATGGTTGAGCCACTCTTGCTCTTATTATACTTCAAATGTTCCATATCGTAAAGTCTGAGTTGGTGAACATCTCCACACAATACTCTTGCCTCATTAGGATGAATCATTTCAAGAGCAAAACTAATCTTAGCCAGACCAATACCACTAATTTTGTTCAAGATACTGTCACGTTTCTTAATATGACCCTTCTTGCTAGTAAAATAAAAATTTTTAGGGTTAGCCCAAAACTTCTCGCTAAAATCCCAAATATAATTGGTTCTATTATTGTGAAGTCCAACGCCACTCTTATGAAGTTTATTCAGTAGTGTTTCCTTATTGTCAATCCACTCATTAAAGTTCTTGATAGCAGTATATCCTGCACAATTACCTTTCCATGTAGTATGGACGCTGCAATAGGCAAAAAGATAGCGACGAAAAATATCCTCAACATTCTGAGGACGAACACTCTCCCAATATTCTTTGTATGAAACTACTTTGTCTCGCGGAAAAGTCTTAAAAAATTCATCTGCTTTTGTTGTAGAATAATTTGACTGATTATGCTGATTAAAAACGATCATTTCCAATTTGCTCCTGTGTTCCAATTGCTGTTTCTACCATTGTATCGGCAGTCTACGTTGTTGTCAACAGTCTATTTTGGAAAATATCCCAAAGTTGCTTCAACTTTCCAATCAATATTATTATCTATTATATCTTTTATTTCAGGAGATAATTCGATTGGATCTTTACCATAAAATGGAGGAGGAGTTCCTATAGTTTTTAGATTAAATCTATTTCCAATAATATTCATTGTTTGATAATGATTGTATTTTAAATCATCATAAGACATTAAAACATAATTATTTATTATTACTGGTAAAATTTCTGATAAATAAATACATTTTTCTTTTCGTAATTCGAATATATTTTTGTATCTTTGTTTATTTGTATAATTTCTATCTTCTAAAAGTTCTATTTTTCCTCTAACCGAATACCATTCATTTAATAAAAAATCTGGAAATTTTAGATTCTCTTTTGGTATATGATGAGGATGTCTTTGTAGTGCTAAAATCCAATCGTATGGATGACGAGTAATCCCTAAAAATAAAGTATGTCTTGCTTTATAGGTTAAAATTTCTGGTTTAGTCCAACCAAAAAAATGTTTAAATCCATAGAAATAAGTAATATCTAATCCAAATTGTTGTTTTATACAACTTTCTAAGAAATTAGTGCCAGAGTGTCTTTCTCCATAAATAGTATAATCAAATATCCATTCATATTTTGATCTAAATATTTGTAACATAAATATAATCTCATCATTATATTTATTACACTAAATCAATCTGTCGTTTCCATGTAAAATTTTAAATGTTGGAAATCGTAAACTAATCCCACCATCTTGATTCTTTGTTTCTTCAAAATATTGAACAGTAATAATTTTGCCAAGAATTTTAGATGGATTACAATAGAACTCCTGTCTCTGGTCGATAGAAAAGCCACTGCCAACACGAACAATATGATCTTTGTGTTTAATCATTACGCAAGAAAGCATAGTTTCTTCAGCCTCTTGACCATTAGATACATACCTAAATGGTCCCATTTCAATATCAATCACTTCATACTCATCGTCAAAGAAACTTTTAAACTTTAGAAGGTCTTTGGATCGCTTGCCTTTATATGGTTCATCAGCACGAATCATCAGACCTTCCCAACCATCATTTTTTGCTGTCACAGACCATTCAGCAAAATGTTCGTCATCCTCAATTAGTTCTTGATACAGAACAGTGAGGCACGGACACTCATTCTTTTTCATAACTTCATTTAGATTAGCCAAACGAATAGAATATGGCTTATTTTTTTCGCCTTTCTTACTATAAAATTCATCATGACTAACCATATCAAAAATTTTGTATGAAGGATTAGGAATAGTATGATCCTTCTTCTTCAGTTGCTTCATAACTCCCTGAAAATCTTCATTACCTTCATCATCCACAAGACAAAGTTCACCATCAAATACAACATTAGTAATTCCCAGTGCTTTGATTCCACCAGCAACAATATCAAGGGTATCAAAAGATTTTCCGGTTCGTGAAAAGAAAGAAGCATCACCATTTTCGTCAACAATAGCGATACATCTGGCCCCGTCAATTTTGCGAGATACATACCAACCGTCCTTCCAATCTACAAGTTTAGGCTCGTATTTATCAGCAAGAGCAACACTAAACTCTGGAATATGGTCAGGAATAGCCTTGTTGATAATCTTATCTCCAGCACGAGTTTTCAAATCTTTATCAATGATGCAATAAATGAGTTCTTCGATATGATTTTTATTTGACTGACTATCAATAAAAGTATGGACTGCTCCGATAGCATCGTGACCAGTAATTTTGCGACTCTTTAGGTCGTCTAGCAGACCAAAGAAATTCTTATAAGACTTTCCCCTCAAAGAGTTTTTCTTCTTGAGATTATCACTTGTGACATTATATTGCCAAAGAGGATGATAAGTGTAGAGAAGAATTTTCTTAGCAAAACTTGCAGCCTCAGAATTATGATTACAATAATCCTCAATAATCCCTTGCTTATCAATAGTGCTGCTAGTCGCCCTAAGATCACTAACCATATCCCAAACATAATTAAAATCGTGGGTCATCCAAATATTCTCCTGTGTTTTCTCTAGTATACCACAAAGCGATCTTGTTGTCAAGTATCGGTAGTCTAGTTTTTATTCTTGAATCGTTTAT